TACATCAATGGCCAATCAGCTGCCCAAATTGCAGCTCTCCATGAGCGCATTGCGAACTTCTCGATACAACTTCTCTCCGCCGCAGCCGAACCAAGCCAGGACAACAACTAGCGCGCAGACAGCTCTCTGTTACCTTGACTACCTTCGAGAGACTCTCCCGAATGGCTGGTCCTTTACGGCTCGGCATCTCATCGCCATCGCGTCGCACCTTGACGCAGTCGAGCGTGGTGAGATTGACAGACTCGCGATCCACATGCCGCCACGCCATGGCAAGACTGAGACAGTAACGGTCCGATATGGCGCCTATTGCATCGAGCGAGATCCGTCCGCGAACGTGTTGGTCACTGGCTATAACGAGCGCATCGCGAGACGCTTCAGCCGTAAGTCCAGACAGATCGTTTCGTCCAGGACTAAACTTTCGAAGGACAACGCCGCACAGGATGAGTGGAGCCTACCGGAGGGGGGGACCTTCATGGCGCGTGGTGTCGGCTCACCTCCGACCGGTGTCGGCTTCAAGCGCATCATCATCGATGACCCGATCAGGAGTCGCGAGGATGCTGAATCGTCTCTATACCGCGACAAGGCATGGGACTGGTATACGGACGATCTCTACACGCGCCTCGAACCGAAGGGAGCTCTCATCATCGTCTCGACCAGGTGGCATCACGACGACATCACCGCTCGAGCAATTAGCTCGGAACCTCATCGATGGACAGTCCTCAACCTGCCAGCCATAGCGGAGGAGAAGGACCAGATCGGTCGAATGATAGGCGAAGCTTTGTGGCCTGAGAGATACGACGTCAAGGAGCTCGGACGCATCAAGGAGGTGATGGTTGCCAACAGTGGCGACTATGGATGGTCTGCTCTCTACCAGCAACATCCAACACCACGCGAGGGTTCGTTCTTCAAGTCGGACCGAATCACCATCGAGCATGCGACACCGAACATCCAGAAGATGTCCCGCGCCTGGGACCTTGCAGCGACAGCTGGTAGTGGTGACTACACTGCCGGTGTGAAGATGGGCCGTGATGCTGATGGACGCATCTGGATCCTCGATGTCGTGCGTGGCCAGTATGACACCGACCAGCGGGATAAGATTATCAAGCAGACAGCTGCTCTCGATGGTCGTGGCATCAGGATCCGACTACCGCAGGACCCAGGTCAGGCTGGTAAGAGTCAAGCGATGCACATGCTCCGGCTGTTGCATGGTAGTGCTGTGACAGTCCTGCCAGTGACAGGGTCCAAGGATGTGCGCGCCGAACCGTTCGCGAGTCAGGTCGCTGGTGGAAACGTGTACATGGTTGCAGCTTCGTGGAATCGCGAACTCTTGGACGAAATGCGGACGTTCCCGCTCGGTAAGAATGACGACATCGTCGATGCATTGACTGACGCCTACGACGAGCTCGTCGGTCGTGGCGGTGGGTGGGGTGCAATATAAGACATGATAAGGACACAATAGTCACATGGGACTCTTCGATCGATTCATCGGCAAAGCAACTGCCGCGCCAAATGCACTGCTTCCGCCGCCGCTGATTCAGCGACAGACGTCCTATTTCACTGGCACAGGTAACGGCGACTTTTGGTCCCTGCTGACACGTAACCTTCCGGGTTCGAGTTTCAACTGGCGCAACCAGGCTGGCGACCTGATGCTTAACAGTATCGTCGCGATTGGCATGGACTGGTACATCAGGAACTGGTCGCAGGGTGTCCCTGTCGTGCGTCGACCGATGCCTGATGGACAGGTCGAGACAGTCACAGATCACCCTATTCTGCAGCTGCTGGCACAGCCAACACCGAACGTCCCGCCTTCGCTCGTGTGGTCGTGGATTCTCCCTGACTATCAGCTGCTCGGAAACGCGTACTTCCGCAAGGTTCGCGTGTCTGGTCGTGTCGTCGGTCTGCAATACCTAGCGGCTGACATGATGAGACCTGTGGGTAACAAGGTCAATCCTCTGGTCAAGTATCAGTACACGGTTGATGGCACGTCGTACGACATCGCGCTCGAGGACCTTATTCACATTCGATACGGTCGAGATCCGCAGGACTCTCGCTTCGGTCGCTCTCCTGTCACGTCTGTCCTTCGTGAGATCGCCACCGACAACGTCGCCGCATCAGCTGCATTCGGCATGGTTCGCAACGGTGGCATGCCAAGCATCATGGTCGGACCAGACTACAAGGGCGGTGTCGAGGATTTGTCCGAAGACGATGCACGTCAGACGAAGCGGAAACTCCAGCAGGACTTTACTGGCGACAATGCTGGTTCCGTCCTGGTGATGACTGGTCCATTCAAGGTCGAGCAGGTTTCACACAAACCATCCGAGATGGCGTTTGATGAGATTCGCCGCAAACCGGAGGAGCGCGTCTGTGCAGCTCTTGGACTCAATCCGCTGGTCCTTCAACTCGGCAGCGGCCTCGAGCGCGCAACATACTCGAACCTCGAGCAAGCAACGCGAAGCGCCTGGACTGATGGAATGATTCCGCTGATGCGTCAGATGAGCGAAGCGCTCACCATCGCACTGCTTCCAGACTACGAAGAGACGCAACCTGGCGACTACCTCGAGTTCGATGTGTCGAATGTTCCATCACTCCAGGCTGACCTCAACGAGGACGCAGAGAGAGCGGAGCGACTCTACAAGAGTGGCATCATCGATCTGGCTACAGCCAAGCGTGTCGCTGGTGTGACGCCTTCGGATGATGACCTTGGTTATTACCATCCGACAGCGGTGCCTGTGCAGATCGGCGCGCAGGAACTCCTGCTCCCTGATGCTGCGCCTGTCTCGACAGCTCGAACTGCCGATGAAACTGCGAAGCTGGTCGGCGCTGCTGGCGCTTTGATTCGTGCTGGTTTTGAACCAGAAGCGGCACTCCAGGCTGTCGGTTTGAACTCTATCCAGCACCTCGGCCTGTTGCCTGTCACGGTGCGCCAGGAAGAGACCAAAGCATTCGACGATCGTGATGAGCCAGGACTGAAGTTCATCCCGTCGAAGGACATGAAGGAAGAAGCACAGCGCGCCATAGAGTGGCGTGATGCTGGTCGTGATGGCGGAACCGCTGTCGCATGGGCGCGAGCAAACCAGATCATCAATGGCGAGAAACTCAGTGAGTCAACCGTCCTTCGGATGTACTCATTCTTTCGACGTCACGAAGTAGACAAACAGGCTGAAGGATTCCGACCAGGCGAGGATGGCTATCCATCCGCTGGCCGTGTGGCATGGGCGGCATGGGGTGGCGATGCTGGATATCGCTGGTCTACAGCTGCGCGCAAAGAGATCCTCAAACGCATGGCGCCGAAGGAGAACGGCAAGTCCTATCATCCGTACTACGGATACGAGTTGACTGACACCGATGGCTGACATATACCAGGTCAATGAGGCCTATCGGAATAAACTGCGCGCTCGTGAGAACGCTGCTCTCTCCGAGATGAGTCGGACATACGGTGTTCTTCAGGCTGACAACCTAAAGCGCCTCGAAGCGGTGACAACCGCCATTGAGGAGGCACAGGCAGCAGGTGAGGACATCAGTGGTCTGTCCGAGTACATGCTCCGCCTCGAGGCACTCAATGTCCAGATGGCTGAACAGGTCGCAGTGTTTGCGCCACAGGCGACCGACATCGCAACGAACGGACAACGTCGCGCCATACAGCTGTCGCTGGACATACAAGAGGATCTCGTGCGAGCAGTCGCGGGTGTTCCTTCGTCGGTGTCGCTCACGACTGATCTGATGTGGAACCGACTCCCTGTCGAAGCAATCACGAACGTGGTCGGCTTCGCGGCTGACGGCTCACCGCTCGGCGCGCTGTTCGAGGCCATCGGTCCATTTGCTTTGGACCATGTCACGATCGGCATCGCGCAAGGTCTCAATCCTCTACAGGTCGCACGAAGGATGTCAAGGACATACGAAACTCTCGCGCCTTCACGAGCTGCTACCATCGCACGAACAGAGATGATTCGTGCTAATCGCGAAGCACAGCGACAGACCTTCGAGGCGAACTTGAGCATCGTGCGTGGCTGGCGGCGCATCTCAGCGGGTGATGTAAACGTGTGCCCAGTGTGCTGGTCACTTCATGGCGATCCGAATCCTGTTGCAGATATCGTTCCCTCGCATCCAAACTGTAGGTGTACGATCGTCCCGATCACACCGACATACGCTGAACTCGCAGGACTGCCACCAGGCAGTTTCGATGAACCGGAAGAGATGCCGGACAAAGAGGAGCAGTTTCGTATGCTCAGTGAAGCGGAGCGTCGGCAGGTCTTAGGACCTTCGCGGTATCGTTTGTATGAGACGGGTACACCTCTCTCGGCATTCGGTAAAGTAGTACCAAACGCGGAGTGGGGACCACAGGCCGTGGTCGTGCCGGTCAAGGAGTTATGATGCAGACTTTGGTATCCTTCGGTGATGCAATCAAGGCAGACGATTCCGGTCGCGTGCGTGGTTACCTGGTGCGCTTCGGTGGCGCTGACCTCGAGGGCGACTACTTCACATCGAGCACTGACTTTGGACGACCGATGAAGTCTGGCGAGCGTGTGCCGATGAACCTCTACTATCATCACGGCCAGGATAAGACCGTAGGCAAGTCGCGCATCGGAACCGGATACATGACCATGGACGATAAAGGTCTGTGGTACGAATCGCAGGTCGAGATGGCTGACCAGTATCAGAAGATGATCCAGGAACTCGCAAAGTCTGGCAAGCTTGGATATTCGTCCGGCGCCACGGGCCACATGGTCGAGCGGAAGAAGATGGCCGATGGTCGATACGAGATCACACGCTGGCCAATCGGTGAGGCATCGCTGACACCGACACCAGCTGAACCGATGAATATGGTCAAGTCGTTGAAGGACATGTATGGCGACATGGAAGGTTATGCTATGGAAGAACAAGAAATGATGATTCCAGTCGCGCCTGGTGAAGACGTGGCGACATTCGTCGAGCGTGTCTACGGTGACCTCGCGGCAGAGATGGTGCATGAAGGCATCGAGGCACTCTACGACCGCCTCTGTGCTGGCATGATGGCCGCTCTCGATGCTGGTCTGGGTCGCGGACACATCGACGCCATCATCGATGCATTCGCCAGCAAAGCAAAAGAACTCACAGCAAACCTTAAGGATCCGGCAGCGGAAGTGCAAAGCATGAAGTCCAAGCACGAGCGTCCGACATCCATCCGAGAAGTGGAGCGACGCCTGCGGGATGCAGTGCGTCTCTCACGTAGCGAGTCGACAAGATTCGCAAAAACCATCTGGAACGAACTTCGAGACGAAGTATCGAGCGAAGATGTCACCATCGTCGAATACTCGAGCGACATCGAGGATGCGAAGTCCGCACTCCTCCGTGAGCTCATGATCTTGGAG